AATAAACAACGGCCACTTAAGTTAAGACCATTACAAGAACAGATTATTGTTAAAGCACTGACTTATCCATCCGGAGACCCCGCAAAGCATCGTAAACTTGCTATATTGGCTCCACGAGGCAGTGGGAAATCATTTGCGCTCTCGGTAGCTGTATGTATCTATATGTTCTTTAATAGATTTAGAGACTTAATATTTATTCTGGCTCCATCTGAGGACCAAGCTTCACTTATATTTAATTATTGTTATAGGCATTTTGCTGATAATGCCTTTCTTAATGGCTTAGTTGACCATTACAGGTTTCACAACAAACCTAATATCACAATGAAGGGAGGGACTGTGCTACGTAGAGCTCCATTAGCTCCATCTAATCAGGGACAAGCTATACGAGGACAACATCCAACAATGTGTATTGTAGACGAGAGTCCTTTGATTGATGATAGGTTATTTGTTGATAATGTAGAACCAGCTATTGTATCTAATAGAGCTCCTTTTATTAATTTAGGTACACCAAAGAGTAAAGAAAACCACATGTGGCGCTATCTATATGATGATGCATATGAGAATAGTTTTGAACGAATGGTATTTACATGGAGAGATGCAGTACAGCCGGGGAGGGCATATTCTGCACCTTATACTGATGATGATATGGCTGAAAAGATGAGGGAATGGGGGGAAGATTCAATTTATTGGAGAACAGAATATGAGTGCGAGTTCGTCGAATCGGTCTCGAACATCTTCAATCCCGAATTACTCAAAGGATGCCTCACACGAGGACTTTCCTTTGTCGAAGGAGGAAAAAGTTATCCTAATTGTGTTGTCGGTGTTGACATTGGTAAATCTGTTAATAGCACTGTTATTAGCGTATGGAGTACATCTAAGGACTCAGATGCTAACAGAGCAAATCTCATTTACATTGAGGAAATATCTCCAAAGTCAGGTGGACATGACATTCCATATCAACGTAAGCGTATTATGGATATTGCAAGCGATTATGGTGCTGAGCGTGTTATTATTGACGCTACGGGTATTGGTGGTGCGATTGAGCAAGAAATAAGATTAGCCTGTATAGAACATAAACCACAGATACATTTTATACCTTTTATATTTACTGGTGGCCCTAGAGGTACTAAAACACAAGTATATAGAGATTATGTATCTTATATACAGCAAGGTCTGGTGAGAGTACCTCATCCAGATGGCCTAGAACCACCTCAAGCTAAATTAATTAATAAATGGCTTAGAGAACATATAGATTTAGAATATGTTATGGATGCAGCTAATAAAACAGAGAAGATTGCTGCACCCGATGGTAAACACGATGATTATTGTGATAGTAGTGTAATAGCACTACACGCTTCTTTAGCAATGTTACCTACCGGTTCATCTTTTGCTAGTGTAAATATACAACAATCTGGACAAAGAAGACGTTCTACGGAGAAAAGGTCACTTTTTACAACTACACGTAGAAGCAAAAGCCTTAATAAGGGCCGTTTAACAGGTATTTAAAGGTTTTGTAACACTTAAATCACTAAATCGAGCGAAAGCTTTATATACTATAATATACTATTAGTATTTGATAGCCGTGGCTCTACGTGATTACTGGCCTTTTAATAGGCGGAGTTTTGCAACTAAAGGGACAAACCCTCCATTCTCCAAAGATGACCCTAGAAGTTTTGGTGCTGGTGTAATAAAACGATTACAACTACAAAACAATCCTAGTATCTTTGGTAAAAGCGGAGGAAACCTTAAAGAACCACAGATTGGTGACAATAGAACATATATGAATGTATATCTATCAGACCCTATAGTTAGGACTCTTATAGATTTACCATGTATGTATGCCGCTAAAGATGGGTTCGATATTGTAACAGATAGTGATGAAGATAGAGATAATATAACAGCTTTATTTGATGAGATAAATATAGAACAACTTTTATATACATGGCTACGTAATGGAAGGATATTTGGGACCTCTTATATGGAATGGACTGGGGATAACCTTGTTATAAGGTCTTCTCAGAACATGTTTATACAAAGAGACCCTAATGGACAAGTAATGTATTATTATCAGGATTTAGGTGCAGATGAAGATTCTATCAGATTTGAGGAAGAAGAACTTATCGTATATCGTAACAACCCGTTCGATGATTACGCTTATGGTCTTAGTGACATCCATCCAATTCTTTATTTGGTTGACCTTAAAGATTACGCAGAACGGGACATCGGTGCTGCTCTCAACAAATACGCTACTAGTAGGTTTGATATTAGTGCTGGACTCCCCGATATGCCTTATGGTCCTGATAAAATTAACGAAATTGTGGACGCATTTAATGCGTTGGAACCCGGCGAAGACATTATTCATGGGAATGATATTATTGTCAAGGAGTTACAAGGTACACAACGAGCCTTTGAGTATGGAAAATATACTGATGATTTGCTCAAGAAAATCCATGTGGCGCTTAAGGTTCCGATTACAATGTTCGACAAGCCAGAGCAAGCACGTGCAATTTTTGAGCCATATGTTAGACATTTACAGTCTGCGGTGGAAGCTGCTATCAATAGTCAGTTAATGCCACAGTTATTAGGTGGCGACGCATTATTCAAATTCAGGCAAGTGAATGTAGACGATGCCTTTGTTAAAGCAAAGACTGATATGATATACCTTTCAGAGGGAGTTCTTTCACCCGGTGAAGTAAGGTCAGAAAGAGGATTGAATCCAGAAGGAATAGCCGAAGTGCAAGATACTGAAGAGAATGTTAATGTTTCTGGAGGAAAAGACGAAGATAAGAAAGAAGAGTCCGCAAGGACAGAAAAACGAGGCGCTGGTAACGAACCAGCTGCTAATCCAACGGGGGATAAAGAAAAATGAGCAAAGAGTACGACTACGAGCGTTGTATAATAGAAGTGGGACCAACTCTTGAAAGGAGAGGTTTAAAGGACCACAAAGAGATTGCGGCAAATATGTGCCGTATGAGGGTAGATGAAGGAACTGATAGACAGTTCGCAGTATCTGCCGGGGGCGGACAGGAAAACCAGCGCAGTTTTGCGCTTGAACTACAAGACCCTGTCACTACGGATGAGTTTATAGAATACCCTGTTATTGCTATAACGTCAGGCCCCCACGACGAAGATGGCGACCAAAAGGTTTTTATTGAACCATCCGTATTAAAAGAAAGTGTAGAAAAATTCAGTGAATTACCAGTTTACTATAATCATCAACGAACTGAGGAAGACCTCCTCGGAAAGGCTATCAATCCAGAAATCGTAGAATTAGATGATGGTAAAACTGCTATAAAGATGCTTGCGCAACTTTATAAAAACGCAGCTGATAATAATGAAGTGTTAGAAAAGATTGAAAACGGAGATATGACGCATGTCAGTATCGACTGGTTTTCTAAGGATGTAGACGTTCTAGGAGAACCGTTTGCAATGGACATTCGTCCTATTGAGGTGAGTTTTATTGATAATGAGACTCGTACCCCCGTTTGTGACGCATGTACGATAGAAAAGGAATGTGACGACCACCGTGAATTCGGTGAACAGTCAAAACATGATTCCTGTGGCTGTGGAGGCCATGAAAAGGAGTCTTGTGCCTGTGACACACACGGGCGAAACAGCGAGGTAGAAAACATGGCTGAAGAAAAGAACACAGAAATAGTCTCTGAAGCTGCTGTAATAACCGAGCGAGAATTCGCATCGATGAAACAGCAACTTGAAGAGATGAATGCTTCTTATGCTGAGTTAGAATCCAAGCACAATGAGACATTAAATCTCGTTTCGAAATTCCAAGAAGAGGAAGAGGCTCGTGCTACTGCTGAAGCAGAAGCAAGAATCACTTCTTTTGTTGACTCAATTATCACAAAAGAAGCCGCTCTAGGAAAGCTCGATGACGAGACTAAGGATGCTCGTGCAGAGGAACTCAAAGCATGGGACGCAATCAAGCTAGAAGGCTTTAGTATCGCAATGGAAGGAGTACCTGTACCAGAAGCAGTTGAAGAACGAACTTTTGGAAAGGGAAAATCCAGCGATGCTGAAAAAGAACTCCATGAAGACAAGGAAACCCCACGTATGTTTGCGATGGAAAACGGTAGAATTGTATTTAAAGGAGAGGAGAACTAAATATGGCAATAGTAAAAAGCACATTAGTAAATGATGGTGGAGCACCAGCACGTATTATAAATTTAGAAGCAGGAGCTGCTATTTTAGCAGGTCAATGCTTGATGATTCATACGGATGGTACAGCTATCAAAGCTACTGCGGCAGTTGAATATTTCCCTATGGCAGGAGTAGCTCTAACAGATGCTGCAAGCGGAGACCAAGTAAGTATGATTACCGGAAGTGGTATTGTATGTAACATTTTAACCGCAGCAGTAACAGCTGGAGATAATCTTAAGTGTGTAGCTGATGGAGAATTAGATACACAAACAAGTAACACAAACCGAGTATCCCAAGCAGTAGCTTTGGAAACAAACGCGGTAGACAGCACTGTAACAAAGTGCTTGGTGTTCTAAGGAGATATAAAATATGGTAGCAGCAGGAACAAATCCCGGTTTGGCAACGTCACAACTAAGTGACACAGCAAACAGGGTATTGATAGACTACAAAGACGCAATTCAGGACTATAAAGTTACTGAAATGCCTGTAGTAAGTATGTTTGCAGAGCGTTTCACCACAGATACTGGTGGAGATGTTGACATTACATTTGCAAAGCCCTCCATGGGACTTGAGCAAATTGAAGAGGGAGCAACCCCAGCTTACCAACACACTGACTTGAGAAACGAACGTGTCTCAGTTAAAGAGTTTGGTATTGCAATAGGTGTAACCCGCAGAATGTTAGAAGATTCACGTTTCTCTGAAATGGAATTAGCTCTCAACGAAGCAAGAAAGGCAGTCGAGAGACACATAACTAAACACTTTATTTATGCAGTCTTTGGATTGACCGACGCAACGTTCGGTACAACCGCAATAGCAGCTGGAACAAATGAAACAGCGATTGAGACTTTCGCAACTTATCCACACGGTGGATTTTATGGTGCAAGTCCAAGCTCTGGAACCAGACTATACGAATATGGTAACTACTCAACAAGTGATTTGAACGACTTGGGTACTCACTATTTCGCATCGACTGACTCCAGTGGCTCTGAATCAGCAACCGGTGGTAACTTAGAACTTGGAGACGTAACCAAGGCTATAGAATTAATGAGTGCAAAGGGAATGACCCCAGATACAATTCTGGTATCCCCAACCCACTACAAGACTCTATTGAACTTGG